GGTCGGGCTCGAGCTGATGCTCAAGGTGATCGTCGCGGCGACGATCTGATTGCGGGCGCCGAGCGACTTCTTGAACGACATCACCTTCGCCGGGAAATAATGCTTGGTCCCGTTCTGGCGCGTGATCAGGAAGTAATAATCGAGGTCGCTCGCCAGCGCCGCTTCGGCGAGAACCTGGCCGGCGTCGCTTTCGTCCAGACCCAGCTGCAGGGTCATCGAACCCTCGTCGAATCCGCCCTTGAACTTCTGGGTCGAGCGGTCGGACAAGCGCTCGTGCTTGACCTCCTCATACTCCCGGCCGAAGTCGCCGAGATTGGTGACTTCGCCGATGACGGTCGGAGCAAGCGCTCCGTAGCCGGCAGCGTCGAACGTGGCGGGTTTGGTGGCAGTGATGCCGATCGTCGAGCCCGCCGAAGTGCGGACGCCCGGAACTATAGCCATGATGGCCTCCTAGGTTGATGGCCGCGACGCGCGGCCGGTGGTTTGCCCGGCGGGCAAATGGGTCAGGAGACGGGCGCTTCGTCCGTCTCGGAATCTGTCGGAGCCAGCGCGGCCGGCGGGGCGGGGTCTGCGGGCACGGTCGGCGCAGCGGCGGGCTTGGCCGGCTTCGGCTTCGGCTTCGGCTTTGCTTTCGCCTTCGCGGCGCGCGGCGCGGCATTTTTGGGCTTGGTGCCGGCGAGGCGAGCCTCCTCCCGCTTCACTTCGGCCGCGGTCGCCTCCCGCACCAGTTCCACGCCGCGCCAGTCGTTGAATTGGCCCTCGGGCATGTTGAGGATGATATCTCCACGGCCGCGTTCAATTTTGGCGGTCACCTCCTGGCTGAAGGCGCGCGTGACGAAGGCATGCTTACGCATGGCAAACTCCAATGCTGGTAAGGGGGTCAGGTCGTGCGGTTGAAAGAGACGAGCAGATCCTGCGACTGCTCGTAGATACCGGTGTCGATTTCCATGTCGGGTCCGACGCCGTCCAAGTGGATCGTATTTGCCTCGGTCCCGGCCCAAGCGCCGATCCGGTCGCGGAAACACGCCTGTACGAGGGCCAGCAAATCCGCCTTTTCCTGATAGGTGTCGGCGCGGACAGCGACCCGAACGCGGTCGGTGGTGCGGACGCGCTCGCCCGGCGCGACAGTGGCGTGATCGTTGCTGGTGATGCTCAGGAAAAGCAGGATCGGGAGTGGCGTGCCCTGCGGCACCGATCCGCCCCAGATTTGCTCGTCCGGTACGCGGTCGGCGATGGGCCCGGGCGCCATGGCGACCTCAAGCGCGATCGGGACGCCCATCATACGATGCGACCCTTCACCCGAGCTGCGACCCGATCGCGCATCTTGTCGAAGGCCTCTTCGCCCTTCGAATCCAGCGCTTCGTGCAAAGCGGGGTTCTTCTTGGCGCCTGGGTGATGGACCAACTCGCCGACCAGCTGGCCGCCGATCTTGAGCGCGCCGCGGCGAACCTTCGCGTTGACCGTCCGGACGCCGCGAATGCGCGCGCCGCTCTTGCCGATGCCGGTCGATCCACGCTCGCGCGCCATGATGACGTGGGCCAGCGTCCCGAACTCTTCCCAGACCGCAAGATAGGAGCCTTCACCGATCGACATGACCTTGCCGACGACGCGATCGTTTTCAACTTCGACCGAAGTCGCGATGCTGCCGCGAATTTCCGACGACAGCGTGCGGAGGCGCCAGTCGTCCGCGATCGTATCGACCGCCACGCCGACGCCATCCGCGATAAATTCCTGCGCGACACTGGGAGACAAGGCCTCCAGCCAATCCCCGAAGTCGGGAAGACCGCTCACGCCGCCTGGCCTTCGGTCGAGGCGCTTTCGACCATGAACTCAATGCCGGCGCGGTTGCCGATTTCGGCGGGCTCGCTGACGATCTGCATGACGCGCGCCCCCATCACCAGCCGCATATCGGCGGAAACATCGGCACGCCAGCGCATCCGCACCCGCGCCGGCCGATTCGAAATATTCATGCCATCGGCGAGGTTCTCACCATGGCTGAGCAGCTTGTCCTGCACGTCAGCCCAGACCTCGGCCACCAGCACCCAAGGGGCCTGCCCGGCCGTCATCCCGCCAGCGCGCGGGCCGCGCTTCTCAATGCGCACGCGGCGATTGAGAGTGGACGACGGAATTACGATGCCCCTCACACTTGATAGACCTGAAATCCGCGGAGCAGGTTCTGCACCGTTGTGGACATCGGGACCTTGCTCGCATTCGACGAGGGCACCGTGGTTTCCCGGTTCATATAGAGGTCGCCGACCATCAGCAGCACGGCCGCCCGGATCGGCGCGGGCAGCACATCGTACCCTGCTTTGTAGAGGACACGGATTCCGCGCGACGACACGCAAGGCCGTGGCCAGCCACCCCGCGAAATGACGTCCATTGAGCCATCCTCGAAGCTCCATGTCGCGTCGTCGACCACCGACCACTTGCCTGGGGTGTCCATGACCTCAACGGCTATTATCGACTTCACCGGCGGGAGCGGCAGGCGGATCGTGCCGTCGTCGAAATTGTCGATCCGCGCTGTAACGATGCTGGGCCGCAGCGTGCGCCCCAGCCAGCCCTCGGGGCCATTGAGCGCGTCGATCGACGCATCTAAATAGCCCTGGATCAGGTCATCCTCGTCTGAATGCTCGACCTTCAGGTGCTTCTTCACCGCGTCGAGCGCGATCAACGGAACGCTGGGCGTCTCCGGCTCACCTTCTAAATGCAGGACGTAGCGATTGACGACCTCCTCGTCGGGAATTTCCGGCCCCAAACCAAGCAGGGCGCGCATCTCTTCGACGCCCATCAGAGCAGCCCGTAAGCCGCAGTGTAGGCGGGACCTTCCCCGTCGAGATGCACATCGCAAAGGCGTATCGGGTTGCCGTCGAGCAGCCCTCCGCGTTGTTCCTCCGGCCGCTTTTCAAAGCGGTTGGGTATGAACGCCAGGCGCCCACGGCTTTCGCCACAGGTGCCGTTGAAGACGCCGGCAATGACAAGCTCGCGGCGCACGCCGTTGTCGATGATCATTGCTGGATCACGCTCAGAACGCCGGTCCGCTCGAACGTCTTCGGTTGAGCGGAATCGGTTTTGATCTTGATCGCGATGCCGGCTTTGACGCCAGGACTGCTAAATGCCGTGTTGAACTCGAACAGCGGATCAACCTTGAACCAAACGCCGATGATCTTGCCCCCGTGGTCGATGACCGGCAGAAAATCCGGGTCGCTGTCCACCATGACACCGAGCGCAGCTGCGGTAGCCGTCACCTGAAAGCGCTCAATCGATGCTATATTTTCGCCTTCTTCCAGCACTTCGCTGAAATCGAAGGCGTAGGGGGCGTGGTCGGACGGATCGAGCGGACGCGCGAAGGGCGCGGCCGAGGGCGGTATCCCCGTGCCGGTTCCCGTCGACGCGGTGCCCGGCTTCAGCACCACCGTCTGAGCGGCCGGCACGACAACGTCGCCAGAGCCGGGCTCCAGCGCGGCCGTGGCGACGATGCCGAAAGCGATCAGGTGCAGAAGCATCAGTAGAGGGCCCAAATGCCAGTTGCGGCTGTCCCGCTGGTCGGCGCGTCGATCATCAGGGCGCCGATAGGATTGAGGCCGGCGACTAGCGGATAGTTCGCGCGCGGGGTCCCGTCGGGCTGCTTCAGGTTAACCCGTCCAGCAACCTCCGCCACGATCGCCTTGCATGCGCCGCCGGTGAGATTGGTCGATGCAAACGCAATGGAGACGTAAACGTTGGATGGTCCAGACGTGTCCTGCTTCGCGGCTGTCGCCAAGCCGGCGTCCGTCGCCGGAACGATAGACATGCTGGCAGCGCCGGCTTTTGGCCCAAGCGAGGCGGGCAGGCCGGCGAGCGCGGTCGCTATAGCCTTTAGGCGGCCGAGGAAAGAAAGTGGGTCTGGGTTAGCCGTCAACAAACCCATTACGTCGGCGCCCACCTGATCGGTGATCAGGCTCTTCGGATACTGGACGCCGCCGATATCCTTGGTGGCAAGGGCCGTGCCGGCGGTGATCGGGGTAACGGGGTTGTCGGCCATTTTCACCTCACGCTGATAAGTTGGGGCCACGCTTGGCCGGAAACCGGATCGGAGGGGCTCCGAAAAGAAAAGGGCCGCCGGTCAGGGCGGCCCAGGCGGGGGAGGGTGGAAAGGTGTTGAGCTCAGGACGCGCGAATAACCGTGGCGAGATCGTACAGATCGACTTCGACCTCCGACCCGTCGTCGCGGGTGAGCGTCAGTTTCATGTCGTGCGTGTCGACGTAGCCGGCGATCAGGGAAGCGCCCGTGGCGCCGGCCTTGCCCTGTAGACCCTGCTCACCGCGATCGCCGCGTTTCCCGCGGGAAGCCGACAGCATCCAATTTTCGCCGGGCAGGTCACCGGGATTGTCGCACTTGGCGCGCCATTCGCTGCCGTTGAAGCTGACGACGTCGAGCGCGCGATAAACGGCTTCAGGATCGAACAGACCGCGCGCCTCGCCGGGATAGGCGTCTTTGCCATCGATGCCGTCGCGACCATCAGCTCCGTCGGCGCCGTCCTTGCCGGGCGCGCCGTCGATGCCGTCCTTACCGTCAGCGCCCGGAAGGCCAGGCTCTCCGTCCTTCCCGTCGATGCCATCGCGGCCGGGGGCACCGTCGGCACCATCCTTGCCATCTACACCGTCGCGCCCGGCCGGGCCGGGCTCTCCGTCGGCACCATCTTTGCCGTCGATGCCATCACGCCCCGGCGCGCCATCAGCACCATCGCGCCCGTCGGCTCCTGGCGCGCCGTCCATGCCGTCCTTGCCGATCACGATCCCGAGCGATTTCATCCGCCCGTCGGTCATCGTGCAGACGAGGCAGCCGTCACGGTCAATCAATAGGTCGGCGATGCCGGCGCCGTCCGCGCCGTCCTTCCCGTCAGCACCGGGCGTCCCGTCGCGCGGAGGTGGCAGCGCTGAAACCGCGCGTGCAATCATCGCATCAATGTCCGGCAACTCGGCATCCTTGCCGGCGGCACCTGGCTCACCCTGCAGCGGCTCGCGGGCTTCGAGCGCGGCGATCCGCGCAAGCAAGGGCGTCACGGCGCGGTCGACCGCATCGCGAACCACGAGGGCGGTCGCATCGGCCAGTGCTTTAGTGTCCAGCACCTAGCGCCTCCCTCAAGTCTTTTTCGAACAGCGCGATCATGGCGCGGCTGGCATTCGGATCGGGCGAGACCGGGGCGGGCTCAGGCTGCGGCTGCGTGATCTGCGATCCGTCCAGCATCCCCAAGGGGATATCCTGCTGTTGTCCGAACAGCTCGTCGCCACCGTCGCGCTTGCCGAACTCAAAATCAGCGCGGGCCTCATTGCTGGCGAACAGGCGCCCCTTGACGCCCGCAGCCCAAGCCTCAACGCGCGACTTGAAATCGCTGCGCAGGAGGACGGACGTATCGAATTCGGTATATTCCTGCGGTGAGCCGGCGAGGCCGAACAGCCGGTCGAATGCCTGCTCGATATGATTTAGTGCGAAGCCGAGCCCGCTTGCCAACCAAGAGCCCATCATCAACTCGGTCGTCGAGAATTTCTGTTCGCCGATGCCGAGGATCTGGAGCGGGACGCGAAAGGTCAGCGCGACATTCTGGT